CTTCTGCCTTCATTTCACCAAGACCTTTAAATCGAGAAATGTTACCTTTAACATTTTTAGGAAGTTCTTTATCAGTAAAATAATATTCAACTTTACTTCCATTTTCTACTCTATATAAAGGAGTTTTTAACCAATAAAGTCGTCCATCTAAAACGAATTGAGGACAAAGAGTATATATTAATGCAGTAATTAAAAGTGCTATGTGCGCGCCATCATCATCGGCGTCTACACATATACCAAGTTTTCCATATCTTAGTTTCTTTGGATTGTATGTTCCACTTGCAGTTATATTTAATGCTTTTAAAATTGCTTTTACTTCTTCATTGTCAAGTACGTCTTCTAATGGGTTAGATATTGCATTTATACATTTGCCTCGAATTGGGAGGATGCCATAATAGTCAACATCTCTACCTTGTTTTACTGCACCAGAAGCAGAATCACCTTCAGAAATAAGAAGTGTAGAGTTTTCTCCTAAAAATTCTGCATCACTTAATTTACCCATCATTAAGAACTTGTCTTTTGAAGCCTCATTCATTTCTTTTGTATGATTAAGAACGGCTTCTCTTGCTTTATCTGCGGCTGCCTCGGCTTTTGTCATTTTCTTCATAATTTCAATGATTTTATCAAAATCAGGCGTATTAGCAAATTCCTCTAATCCTTCTTTAAATGCTGCGGAAGCAAGGGTACGAAGACTAGGATTGTTTATTTTACTTTTAGTTTGGTTTGCAAAAGAAGGATTTGCGACTTTACAATTTATCGCAAAGACAAGTCCTCTTCTAATTAATTCTGGGTCGAAACTTTTACCACTTAATCTTTTAATCGAAGTAGTAATAGTTGTCTTTGCGCCAGTTATCGGGGCGCCGCCTTCTGGACAATAAAGACCATTTACAAATACATAAGATTGAGTAGTGTCTTTACTCCACATAAAAGCAATTTCCACTTCATCTTCATCATCTTTTGCAGTAGCAATTATAGGTTTATTCATAATTGGGTTTTGAACTTTGTCTGTGATAAAGTCGGCGATACCGTTTTTCGAATAATATTCTATTTCTCTACCAAATTCTCCATCTTCAAGATATTCTTTAATAACAAAATGAATACCTTTATTAAGATAAGAAATATTTTTTATCTCTTTACAAATTCTTTCAAAGGAAAATCCTTCTTCCATATTCTTAAAGACTTCGGGATCTGGACCAAAATCTATTAAAGTACCATTTTTCTCAAAATCTTTTCCTAAATCTTTTGTTGATTTCTCACTATAATTTTCAAGAATTCCTTTTGAAAAATGTGCAGTCGCAACTACACCATCTCTAATTGAACTAACGATAAAAAATCTTGAAGACATACATACCGCCGTACCACCAATACCATTAAGGCCCGACGAATTTTTGTAAACTCCCTTATCAAATTTACCTCCAGTATGACTTTCAGTATAAATTGCAACAAGATAGTTTCTTCCGTCTTTAATTCCGAATGGGACGCCACGGCCATAATCTCGAACAGATACATTATTATTTTTTTCATCAACAATAATTTCTATCTTGTCTCCATAACCCGCAAGCGCTTCATCGGTAGAATTATTGATAATCTCTTTTAATGCCTGATAAATTCCATCTGTATCGTCTGAGCCAAGATACATGGGTACACGAGAACGAATAGCATCTCTTGTCTCTAAATGTTTTATATTGTCTATATTATAATCAACACTCATTTATGAACCTCCAATGATAACCACCCGCAGTCTTTTGTTTACCTCTACAGCAACGACTAATGGTTTCTCCCGAAATACCTGTTTTTCGTTCAGCATCAGAAAGACTTTCATACTCAATTTCTGTTTCAATACAAATTACTGGCTTACGATGTTGTGCTAATTGATTATTTCTTATTGCTTCTGGAGTTTTCTTTTTACCTGTTAATGCTTTAGATATTGCCTCACAATGTTCTTTACTATGTGGGACGCCTTTTCGTGTTTCGCTCATTTTGTCTTTTGTTTCTTGAGAATGGAGTTTATTATCTCCTCCAGAATTAAGATTAAATCCATTTTCTATACTATTATATTTTTTTATATAATATTCTTCAAGTTTATTTGCTTCTTCTAATGTTAAATTATTCATTAAAATAGTATGAGAAAAATTTTCCCAACCATAATGTTGAATTGCATTATAAAATTTTCGACAATTTTTATAGGCACTAGGCTTCCAACGGTCTTTTATACTGTTTGTTTGGCCAATATAACATCTTCCATCGGGCAAAGCGTGCATGTAAATTACCCAATCAGAATTTTCCAATAAATTTCACCTCTTTCTTTTTCTATACATAAATATTATACCAAAATCGCGCGAAAAAGTCAAGATTTTCTAAAAATAAAACTCCAAGTTTTAAAAACTTGGAGTCGCCTTTTATTTCTTTTATTTTATTGAACGATATTTCTCATTTCATTTGATTGTAAGTCGATTTGCGCGCAGTCAAATCCGTCAATTACTGTATCTCTGTTTGTATCTGCTGCAATAGCGAATAAACCTTCTAAAGTTCCAAAACCTAATGAAACATCAAGAGTATTCTCATAATCCGTTTCATTAATAATGCCGTCACCATTTACATCTCCATAAAGAATGAAAGTAAATTCTTCATAAACAATAGAGGGGTCTGCTTTTGAAACTAATTTAATGACACAATTTGTACCAACTAATTCTTCATCAGTTAATTCAACGCCATTTCTTAAAATGATAATTTGAGTGCTATCATTTTTGAGTTGCGCCTTAATCGCGCCGACAGAATTATTATTTGCATCAAGGCCTGTGAATAGGAATTCGTTTCTATCTAATGCAAAAGAATAATTTTTTGGAACTATTTTTGTTAATTCTGGAACTTCTAAAGATGCTACTAATTGGTCAATTGTGCTTTGAGGATAGTATACTGAGCCATCAAGTTCACAATTATTTAAAATAGTTTGAAGATTTGCATTAAGGACGTCCCATTGTTCTTCTTCAAGGTCGCCATTTGCTAATAACATTTCTACTTCGCCCATTCTATTTAATAATTCTCTCATATCTGAGACAACTATTTCGATTGTGGGTGCCTCATTATCTGCAGAAGTTGTGTGATTTGATGCTACCCAAGAAATTGCGCCAGCTTTATAATCAATATCCCAGTTAATATTTTTTGTTTCTGCGCCATTACCAGTAAAAGTAGAGGTATAAGTATACCCAACTACATTACTTCCTATACCTACATTATTAGGTGCATTTACATCAGTTGCCTTGTTTGTATTATCAGGTGCACCTGTGGTAATTGACCAAGTACCATTAGTATTTGTTGTAACACTATTTATCCAAAGATAATTAATACCATTACTTTTGTTTAAATAAAGAGTATTTGAAACTTCAAACTCTTCATTATCTTTTGTCTGAACAAAATACATTTTAGTATGATTCATCATCATATTTGTATAATAATCTCCACCACTACCATTACTTCCTTCCAAAGAAAAAGAAGAGTTTTTATGATACCAGAACCCTTCTGTCTTTGCGGCGGGAGTAGCAGCAAATACGCCGATAGAAAAAACAAATACTAAAATTACGCTTAAAATTGCTGAAATAATATTTTTTCTCATTGTTTTCACCTCCTATTTTTCTCCCGATATATGTGATAAAGAGGTGAAAGTTTTTAATTATTTATTGTTGTCGAGAAATTTTTTTCGCATATTGATTAGAAGAGGCAAGAGTTACTCCCAATAACTCATCATATCTTTTTTCATCGTCAATTTTAAATCTCCCAAATTTTACATAAATATTTTTAAAATCACTTAAAAATTCAATCTCATTCTTAATCTCATCTTCCACATATCCCGTATAAATAACAATATCATCATTTGTCCAAATTCTAAAAGTTTCGACTAAATGTTTAAGTTCTTCCCAAGAGTCAAAAGGCTCCATGCCGCCACAGACTATTGCAGAAGTAATTCTATTACTAAGATATCTATCTACGATTTCTTCAGTATGGATTTCGATTATGGGTGCTTTAACGAGATGAGAATTTTGACAAACTGGTTTGCCATTTTCTTTATCACATTTTAAACTACAATGAGGAAAACCTAAAAACATTGAAGGTTTTTTGTAATTTATGAAGTCTTCATCTATGAGATATTTAAGTTTCATTTACTTTCTCCCATTCTCTCATCTTAAACTCGGCTCGTCTTTCCTTAGACCAAGTACGAATTGGGACATAAAACCCTACAACTCGCGTAAATTCTGTTGTTACGGGGCCGCCGCAGACTGGGCATTTATCTCCGTAAAAAGCATGATTCTTTTCACACGCTTGAATTTTAGTATTAAAGGCAAAATAAGTCAAACCTTGGTCAGCAATATAATTTGTCATATCCCAAGCTTGTTCGAAGGTTGAGAATGGGGCCTCAATATTGATATGTGCAATAGAACCACCATTACAATAACTATCAAAAAGACTTGCTATACGAATTCTTTCTTGGAGAGTTGTCTTAATTCCAAGTGGAATGAATTGATTTCCATAAAGTGGAAGATCAGTAATTGCAGTTTCAGGATATAACATTACATCTGCTTTCTGCATTTTTACTGCGGCGCTCTCACCTGGAATTTGTTCTATATTAATTTGATAGTTTTTATCTAATGCAAAGTAATCTTTAGTCTTATGGATTACTTCAAAAATTTTCTTACCAAAAGCATCTGCTTGTTCTGTGTAATAAGAATTTCCAAATTCGTCTACTTTAACATAGTCAAATTTCTTCATAGTTTCATAAATACCAATAATACCAACAGTATTATATAAATGTTCAAAGTCAACTAAACCTTTTGAAAAGTTT